TTAGTAACGCCAGCGGTCATAACGCTGATATTTCGGCACTTTTGGTGCTTTAATCGCCTTAATAACCCACACCACCGCAATCGCCAGTAGTAACCACGGCAGCAACTTAATCATCAATGCCAGCATACCGCCGAGGAACATAATGGCCGTCGCCACAACCAGCGCGGCGATAATGCCCAGCAACGAAACGCCGGTGACCATCAGCATGACAAAAAAGCCAATCACAAAAAGTAGTTCCAGCATGATGCACTCCCAAATATGAAATCTCTTGCTGGCATTACAAGAATCATGCCAAAAATAATCTATTGATTTAACAGCAAAACGCCCCGCGACGGTGCGCAGGGCGTGGTGAATTTGACTATTTTTTGGTGAAAAGTTAACGCTTATCCGCCACCAGTTTGAGCGCGTGTTCCAGCACATTAATGTCTGCACCCGCTTTATGGGCATTTTCACTTAAATAACGCCGCCACTGCCGCGCGCCAGGAATACCCTGGAACAAGCCCAACATATGCCGGGTAATATGACCGAGATACGTCCCCTGGCTGAGTTCACGCTCAATGTACGGATACATGGCGCGCACTACCGCCACCGGATCGGCATCGATATCCGAGGAACCAAAGATCTCCCGGTCTACCGCCGCCAGAATACCCGGATTCTGATACGCCTCGCGCCCGACCATCACGCCATCCATATGTTGCAGGTGTGCTTTGGCCTCTTCCAGCGACTTGATACCACCGTTAATCGACATTGTCAGATGCGGAAAGTCACGCTTCAGTTGATACACACGCGGATAATCGAGCGGCGGGATCTCACGGTTTTCTTTCGGACTTAACCCCGAAAGCCAGGCTTTACGTGCATGGATGATGAACATCTCACACTCGCCTTTGCCGGAAACGGTGTTGATGAAATCGCAGAGAAATTCATAGCTGTCCTGGTCGTCGATGCCAATACGCGTTTTCACCGTCACCGGAATCGACACCACATCGCGCATCGCTTTCACGCAGTCGGCAACCAGCTGCGCATTACCCATCAGACACGCACCAAACATGCCGTTCTGCACCCGGTCAGACGGGCAGCCGACATTCAGGTTGATCTCATCATATCCACGCGCTTCTGCCAGCTTCGCACACTGTGCCAGCGCCGCCGGATCGCTACCGCCGAGTTGCAACGCTACCGGATGTTCTTCTTCACTGTACGCCAGGTAATCACCTTTACCGTGAATAATCGCCCCTGTGGTCACCATTTCGGTATACAGCAACGTATTGCGGGAAAGCAGACGCAAGAAATAGCGGCAATGTCTGTCCGTCCAGTCGAGCATAGGAGCAATGCTAAACCGAGAACTCCCGTAAGCGCCAGTTTTCTCAGGCATCGCGCTGGTTTGATTAGTTTTCTGTGTTTCAGGATTATCGTGCATTTTTGAACATTTCAGGCTATTTTTCTCGCGTTAGGTTCCCGCACAGGTTCCCACGATTTATGGGAACCCGAAATAACGAGGTCGTGTAATGGCGTACTATAACATAGAGAAACGACTAAAATCCGATGGCACACCACGCTATCGCTGTAATGTGATTATCAAAGAAAAAGGTGTTATCACTTACAGGGAAAGCAAAACATTCCCTAAACATGCCCATGCCAAAACATGGGGTACACAGAAAGTGATGGAATTAGATCTATATGGCATTCCATCATCAAATGCAGTTGACGGACTTACAGTCCGTGACTTACTACACAAATATTTAAATGACCCAAATGCCGGAGGTAAAGCAGGTCGTACTAAAAGATATGTGCTGGAACTGCTTATGGATAGTGACATCTCCGCGATCAAACTATCCGAACTGACAGAAAATGACGTAATTGAACATTGTAGGCTAAGAAACAACGCTGGTGCAGGTCCAGCAACAGTCAGCCACGATGTTAGTTATCTTGGCAGTGTTCTGGATGCGGCCAAACCTGTATACGGAATTAATTACACATCAAACCCGGCGAAAAGTGCTCGTCCATATCTACTTAAACTTGGTTTGATTGGTAAATCAAACCGTCGTAATCGTAGACCGGCATCTGATGAACTGGACATGCTCATTGAAGGTCTTCAACAACGATCTACACATAAATGCTCAAAAATTCCGTTCGTTGATATCCTCAAATTTTCTGTGTGGTCCTGTATGCGAATCGGAGAAGTATGCCGGTTACGATGGGAAGATCTCGACCAGGAACAAAAATCTATACTCGTAAGAGACAGGAAAGATCCACGCAAAAAGGAAGGCAACCACATGAAAGTAGCCTTGCTTGGGGAAGCCTGGGATATCGTCCAACGACAGCCCCAAAAATCGGAATTCATTTTTCCATATAACAGCACTTCTGTTACTGCGGGATTTCAGAGGGTAAGAAGCAAATTAGGTATTAAAGATCTGCGATACCATGATTTGCGTAGAGAAGGGGCAAGTCGCTTATTTGAGGCTGGTTTTAGTATTGAGGAAGTCGCCCAAGTTACAGGGCATCGTTCATTAAACGTGCTATGGCAGGTATATACCGAACTGTATCCGAAATCTTTACATAATCGTTTTGAAGAGCTCCAAAAGAGCAGAAATAAGACCTCTTGACACTGTTTATCCATACAGTTAAAAATAACACTGTATACAAACACAGTATAGAGGGACTTTTATGCGTATTGAAATCTGCATAGCCAAAGAAAAAATGACTAAAATGCCAACCGGTGCTGTGGATGCGTTAAAGGAAGAATTAACCCGACGCATCAGTAAACGTTATGACGATGTAGAGGTGATCGTAAAAGCCACCAGCAACGATGGCCTTTCTGTTACGCGCACCGCCGATAAAGATTCAGCTAAAACTTTTGTTCAGGAAACTCTGAAAGATACCTGGGAGTCTGCTGACGAGTGGTTTGTTCACTAATTAACACGTAAAATCGGTAACGGCTGGAAATCATTCAATACTCGCACTATCGAAAGTTAACCAGCCAGCCGCAGTATCCTATCATGACAAGTTACTGCGGCTTTTTACTTTTTATATTTAACGGATCAACATCCAGATCAGCAGACACGCCACCACCGGCACAGCAAAATCCATCAGGCTTGCCACATCCCATGCACGTGGATCAAAACCGCCCCACCACGGCATATTCATACGCTTGCCATGCCCGAACATTTCAATCCAGCGATATTCTGCCTGGGTGTGTTCCCGCGCAATGAAGAATGTACAACCGGCTATCGCCCCGTAAGCCCAGTTTCCGGTAAAAAGACCAACCAGTACCTGCGCAGCCACAGCACAAAGTGCATGAAGGAAAGGTGTTATATCCATTTTCATCCTTTATCCGATATCGCTTCGGGAAGTTAATAACAACTTTAATTCTGACTCAAGTTCATCAACTCTTTCTGTCAGCTTTTGGATATGGTGAATCAGTGGAACAACCAGACGTTCGTACATTACACCTTCGGCAACAAGGCCATTGCTGGAAATAGCTTCAGGAGCATCATCTTCGTTAGCTGGTCGCCAGTGTACAAACTGAGGGGCAATTTCTCCTACTTCCTCGGCAATCAATCCGTAGAACCCCCAGTCACGCCTGTCATTTTCGCATTGCGACCTGTACCACACAGGGCGCATCCTGAAAATGACATCGGCGTGCTCTGAATCTATCGTCTCTACTGAATGTTTATAGCGGATAGACGATGTTGACCGCAGTACAGACGAAATTGCAGGGTCAGGATTAAGATAAAGGTTTGCCGCCGCAGTAGTCGTGCCCAACCCCCATAAATAAAACGCTTCGCGGCCAGTCAGCGGGTAAAAATCTCCACCATAATTACCGCTTTCGAGAGCATTCACTTCCAGTTTGTTTTTCAGCTTATTATCAACTTCAGTTTTTGTGTATCTGGAGCTGATATCCTGCTTTGCACTGGTCATCTCAGTCTGAAGCGTTGATACTTTTCCGTTAATTGAGGAAATATCTCCCTTTAGCGTGGTGATGTCTCCCGGAATTACTGTTTTTGTAACCATTGTCTTACTCCATTAAGCCCATGTCCTTACATGCTGATCTGTCGTAATGAAAGGCATTAAAGAAGATATATTTTTACTGCTATCAACGATCCTCATATTTACGAAAAAACCACCGCGATCAATGCCTGTACATCTTTCGTTTTCTGGCTCCTCGTAATCGATAACGCAGCCAATAACATCAACAAGAACCCCGTTTTCTTCTTCAAGACTGAACAGGCCACTGTCATATACAATTGCGTTAAACTGTTCTCTGTTATCGAATCGTAATGTTATATCCCGCATTATACGTATTCCTTAAGCTGCGTATCTGACAATGCTCTGTTCCAGAAACGGAGGTTTTTTATATGACCATTAAGGTGTCGTAATCCTGTCGTCGTTTGTCCCCCGATACGAATCACAGCAGCTTCACGAATATATTTCCATACTGTTTTTGTTTCTGTGCTTATATGCTTATTTGCAAATGAGCATGTCATGCCGTCAGCCTTAACCCTGAATCCCATAACAAGATCTCTTACTCCGCATGACTCATATACACGTCGGTTAGCCCCGCCTATATCGCAATACGAATAACCGTCCTGACTAATAGTTCCAGAAGAACCAAACCCCATAATAAATGGGCCTCCGGACTGGTGATTTTCTGAATCAATGACACGCGGTGCCGCATTATGAGAAATAAACCAGTTTTTATGGACTTCCACCATGAACGTAAAAGGCATGGTATACATATTTTTCATCAGCGGAAATTTACATAAATCTGATGCACGAGTCGCTGGCTCAGTTGTCGTTATGATGAAGGAAGTTGCACAAGCACCATACTCGAATTGCGGGGTGGTTACTTCTATCCAGTCACCTGTTGCAAAAGACCCCACAGCTCTGTCGGCTGCAATTTGCAGCTGCGTACCAACCATTCCCCATTCTGGCAGACATTTCAGTGTTGCCTGAAAATATATCCATCCACTACCTGGATCGATTTCAAAGTTTGCTGTTAATAGCTGGGCATTGCCACCAGTAATTTGTAGTTCATGGGTCTGTAATGACAAATAGGCGTCGCAAAGGAAGGTGTATCCTTCCGAGTTATATCGTTCAAAACGGATACGTGCGCGAACATTGAGATCACTTCTTACCCTGAACGACGCGGTAACATACGGACCTTTACTGTACTGATCATCGCCAGTCACATCTATGCCTTTGTTACCAGCAACTGTGCATATATTTCGCCCTGTTGTCGTTCCTGCTATATCGCTTCCTACCGTGAAACGTCCATATTTAAACTCAAATTCATCTGTTGATGATGTTACAGATATACCACCGCTTTTATTCCAGGCATCAGGATTAAAACTATTTACGAACATGTTTGTTCGCTGATTCTCTATCAGCAAACCATATTTTTCAAAACGAGGAACGTTATTCCCTGCCACGGTAATATGCCCGGACTTATCAATATACGTTGCAGATGAAGCCCGGCTAAATTGGCATATGCCATTAACAGGCATTGTTATTTCATCACTGCCGATGGTTATTGTTTTATAGCCCGGGGCATACCCTGTTATCGCTTCCAGAGAATCATTCAAGGGTAGCCAGATATCAGGAAGCGGAGGGACAGAAGCAGGATCAGCGGCATCTTCTGCAATCCGGGCTGCATTCTCTGCTCTTGTTGCGGCTGACGTTGCTTCTGTCTCGCTGGCTGCTGCTTTTGTTTCACTCGTCTTTGCGTTAGTTTCACTGGTTTTTGCAGCTTTTTGGCTATTAGCTGCCGCTGTTGCAGAACCAGCTGCGGCACTCTCGCTTTGGGCTGCTGCATCCTGACTGTTTTTCGCCGCAGTTTCGCTGGCTTTGGCATTCGTTTCGCTGGTCTTCGCTGCCGTCTGGCTGGACTTTGCGTTAGTTTCGCTCGTCTTCGCTGCTTTCTGGCTGTTAGCCGCAGCAGTTGCTGATCCAGCTGCTGAAGTCGCAGAACCAGCTGCAGCACTCTCGCTTTCGGCTGCTGCATCCTGACTGCTTTTCGCCGCAGTTTCACTGGCTTTGGCATTCGTTTCGCTTGTTTTCGCTGCCGTCTGGCTGGACTTTGCGTTGGTTTCGCTCGTCTTTGCGGCTGTCTCACTGTTTTTCGCATTGGTTTCTGATTTTTTGGCTGCTGTCGCGGAGTTTGCCGATGCAGTCTGCGAGGACGCTGCCGCCTGTGCGCTGTTAGCTGCATTCGTTTCTGAGGTTTTCGCCGCGTTCTTCGATGATGCCGCTGCAGTTTCGGATTTCTTTGCCGCTGCTGCGCTCTGAGAGGCGGCTTCAGCGTTGCGTGCCGCTTCTTCCACCATTGCCTCAAAACGACGCAATGCCTCCGGCATGACATCATCTTCCGTCATGGCACCGAGAAAATCATTCAGCGTACCTGGTCTGGAACCTTCATAGACGGTAATGGTCCCGGCATGTGAAGGCGGAAAACCTTCAACCAGCAGGGTGACGCTGTACTGACCATACTCAACATCCATGCTGTAACGCCCGGCTTCATCCGGATTTTCAGAGGCCACCGTGTTCACCAGTACCGTGGTGCTGTTGCGCTTTGCCTTCAGTTGAATAGTGCAGTTCTGTATTGGTTTTCCCGCACCATCTTTCAGCACACCTGAGATTTTTACTGCTGCCATATCCACTCCACAAAAAAGCCCGCCTGAACCGGCGGGCTGTCATAACACTGTGTTACCTGGCTAATCAGAACTTATAACCGACACCCACGATGAAACCGTCAGTGCGCCAGTCGCCACTGCCGGAGCCTTCATAAGCAATATCAATGGCCACGGATTCGGTCGGGTTAAACTGCACGCCAGCTCCCCACGCCAGAGACGTGTTGCTGTGGCGATCGTCATCACTTCCGGTCAGCACATCGTGCGTTTTCCCCTTGTTGTCAGTTACGCGGAGATAATCCCCGGAGAACGTCGAAACACGGCTGTAAGCCACACCTGCCATCGCATAAGCACTGAACCATTCATTCACGCGTACAGATGGCCCCGCCATCATGCTGAACCAGCGGTTACGCACTGAATCTTCATGCCAGCGGGTATCGCTGTAATGCGTTTTTTGCTCATCTTTGGCATTGGCATAACTGAATGACGTCACCAGCCCCAGCGTGTCCGTAAATTCATAACGGTATTTCACGTTAATGCCCTTCAGGTCATCACTGCCTGGCATATCAGTATGGGCCTGAAGATACCCGGCGCTTAGTGTGGACTGATGCTCTGCTGCGCTCGCTGGCGTACCAGCGGCAACCAGCCAGACTACTGCGGACAGAATAACAGCACATAATTTACGCATAATTACCTCTCGCTTTTCTGCAATAAAAAAGGCGTCATTTCTGACGCCCGTATTGGGGTTATAAAATTCAGCTGATACTGATGCCTGCGGTGGCTTTCTTCATCACCACAACCAGCAAATCGCTGATACTTGCTGTGGGATACCAGCCATTTACCCACCATGCTGATACCGAAAACTCCAGTGTCATTACGCCACTGCCTGCAGGCATATCAATAACACCCGTGTAAATCAGAGTATTATCCAGAGCCGTTCGGTTATAAATTTCAGCCCCGTTTTTCTTCACTATCAGGCGGCATGACGAATAAGTATCGCTATTCTCCCGTTCATGTCTGGCACCGCTGAAAGCCACCGCTGGAATAACAATTTGCCGGTCAAACGGCTGATCGTCATAAACCCTGACGGTAATGGTCCCTGATGGCCACCGTTCCGGTGCACGGGAGTCCCGGGGGAAAGCTTTGCCCACCGTTTTAACAATATCGCCTTCAATCTGGTTGGCTGACAGTTTTCCCAGAATCCGGCAGTTCTGATTAATCGTGACATTGTTGAGCGTCCCGGAGTTCGCATTCACGTTACCGCTGATATCTGCATTTTTCGCCGTCAGCCGCCCGTCCGGTGTCAGGGAAAATGCCGGAGGATTACCGCCGCTGGTAATGGTGGGAGCCGTCAGGTATTTCAGGAACACTTCGTTCATGAATATCTGATCGCCCTGACCAACAAACATCGGCTTTGTGTTGCCATTCGCAGGATTAATCATCGCAATCCTGTCTGCCGCCAGCAGCACCTGACTCTGCATACCGTCGGGGGTGTTCTCAATACCGGCACCGATACCCGCGATATAAAGGCGTCCGTCCTGCATCTGCTGCAGCTTCACAGCCCACATGCTGTTCAGGTTATTATTTGTATCAACCTGAACCTTCTGTATCTGCTGGATCGCTGCACTCTGGTCTTCCAGTTTCTTATTGACGGTCTGCGTGATTTCATTACTGACATCCGTGATGGACGTTCTGATTTCCGCCAGGTCAGGCGCAAGCTGACCGTTATCAATCTGCGTCCACAACTCCTGAGCCAGATGGGTTTTCCCTATCTCTCCTTTGAAAAAATCCAGATAGCCGGATGCATCATCACTCGGCTGGCCAACAGCCTCCACGAATGCCGATTTGCCAACGGTGTTCACACTGCGGATGTAAAAATAATAATCATGGCCCGGCTTGATATTGATACTGGCTGCTATCCAGTACAGCGCCGTGCCAAGATAGCGGGCTGTGGTTTCAACCTGCCTGATATCCGCAATCCGCTTTTCCGAGAACCAGAACTCAAACTGTACCGTCGGGTCATAAACGGCAAGATGCGGCGTGGCGGTGATCTGAAAATAGCCCGGAGTTAGCTCAATCCGCGACGGCGCTGACGGTGCGGCAATCCGGAACGATACCGACGCCGGATCGCCCTGCTGCCCCCACGCATTTACTGCCCGGACTGTCAGCGTGTAACGCCCCAGCGCCAGTTGCCTGAAGCGGTATGTGGTTTCCGTCGTCCTGGCCGTGCTGACCAGCCGCTCACTGCCGTCGTCCGCTGCCACGGTCAGACGGAGCAGGAAGCTCACGCCCTTCACCACCTTCGGCGTGTCCCAGCGCGCCAGCACCTGGTATTCCCCGCTGTCTGCGGTGACTTCGGCGATCAGGTGCTGCACCGCTGGCGGCGTGACACCATTCACCGTGCCGCTCTGGTCGCCGTCAAAGTGCGCCCCGTTATCCACGATGGCTTCTTTCTCCGGCACATGCTGCACGGCGGTGATGGCATACGTACCGTCATCGTTCTCACGGATACTCACGCAGCGGAACAGGCGCTGGCGCAGCGTCGGCAGCTTCAGCCCCCACACGCTGTATTCTGCAACGCCGTCAGGAACCCGGCTCACTTTCACCTTCACGCCGTCGGTGACGGACTGGACCTCCACGCTGACCGGATAATCGGCGTGTCGTACTTCACTTCCGTACCCAGCACCGTCTCGGAGCCGGAGGATTCAAATCCCTCCGGCGGTGTCTGCTCCTGCTCACCTGCCCGGAAAACCACCGTGACACCGGAGATATTGGTATTCCCCTCACTGTCCAGCACTGGCGTACTGTTCAGCAGCACACTTTTTAATCCGTCCACCGGACCTTCAATCGGCCCTTCACTGATGGCGTCTATCACGCTCAGCATCTGCGTGGACTTCAGGTTGTCCTTCGCTTCGCGCGGGGTATGCCCCTTACTGCTGCCTTTACCCATTCCTCACGCTCCAGAAACGACAAAACCGCCCTGAGGCGGTTTCACATAAAACGTTTTTCATCAACGACCAATCACCACAACCTGACCACCGTCCCCCTCGTCTGCCGTGCTGATCTCCTGAGAAACCACGCGTGACCCCACGCGCATTTCCCCGTACAGAACAGGCAGAACATTGCCCTGGGCAACCATGTTATCCAGTGAGGAGAAATAGGTGTTCTGCTTACCGTTATCCGTTGTCTGTGTACGGGGAGTTCTGGCTTTCGGTGCCAGCATCTGCGCCACACCACCGAGCACCATACTGGCACCGAGAGAAAACAGGATGCCGGTCATACCACCGGCCCCAATGGCTGCCCCCCATGCTGCAAGGGTGGCTCCGGCGGTAAAGAATGATCCGGCAATGGCGGCAGCCCCCAGGACAATCTGGAATACGCCACCTGACTTGGCCCCGGCGACTCTGGGAACAATATGAATCACAGCGCCATCAGGCAGAGTCTCATGTAACTGCGCCGTTAACCCGGACGTGCTGACGTCCCGCCCGGCAATCCGTACCTGATACCAGCCGTCGCTCAGTTTCTGACGAAACGCCGGGAGCTGTGTGGCCAGTGCCCGGATGGCTTCAGCCCCCGTTTTCACACGAAGGTCGATGCGGCGACCAAATCGTTGTAAATCCCCGTAAAGGCAGATGCGCGCCATGCCCGGTGACGCCAGAGGGAGTGTGTGCGTCGCTGCCATTTGTCGGTGTACCTCTCTCGTTTGCTCAGTTGTTCAGGAATATGGTGCAGCAGCTCGCCGTCGCCGCAGTAAATTGCGGCGTGATTCGGCACCGATGAACCAAAACAGCACAGCAGCACATCGCCCGGCTGTGCCGCTGACAACGGCACCTGATACAGCCCCGTCGCCTCCAGATTATCCAGATAGAGATTCTGGCCGTTACGCCACCAGTCATCCTCACGATGAAAGTCCGGCATCTCAATCCCCGCCAGATGATAAGCATCCCGGAACAGGGTGTAACAGTCCGTCACACCGTGCTCAAAGCGCCGCCCGGTAAGATGCGGCACACAGCGGAACTTATGAATCGTCCCCCGGCAGACCAGCCACCACGGCAAATCACTCTGCACCTGCAGCCGCCGGTCGGCCTCACTCAGCCAGGGCAGACCACCGGGGTGGCTGTGGACCAGCGCCACAATCTCACCCTGCATCTCTGCCTGCAGCCAGTCCTCCGGCGACATCCGGAAATACTCCTCCGGCTCACCAGAGATATTCACGCAGGGAAAATATCTTTCCCCCTCCGGCGTGCTTACCACGAAGCCGCACGACTCCGCTGGCGCACATCGCCGGGCGTGCGCCAGAATCGCTGATTCTGTCTGTGTCATGGGATTTACTGCGAAAGTTTGTTAATGGAAAGGAAGCCGCCAAAGTTGCCGACGTTATTGCGAAACTTACAGCCACTCAGGCATTTGCTGCATTTATCCTTCGTGATATCGGACGTCGGCTGGTCATATTCATCCGCGACCGCCGGACCGCTATAACCGCACTCATCACCGCGATAGGTCCAGGTACAGGTGTTGGCCAGCATGATGCGCCCCGGAAAAACAACGCCATCCGTTTCCGTCGGCGTGGACAGTACAAAGGAGGCACTCACCGCGCTCAGTTCGCTGCACTGCTCGATGCGCCAGCGGCTGATCACCTCCTGCTCAGGATCGGCGTCGCTGTTTCCGTTGACGAAGTTCACTGCATCCAAAAAACGGGCGTAAACCTTACGCCGGACCACCGTTCCGCCGACCAGACTCTGCAAATCCTCCGCCATACCGGTGACCATACCGTACAGGTTAGAAACCGTCAGCGTGGGGCGCGTACTGGTGCCTTTGCCATTCAGTTCAAAACCGCTTCCCTGAATGGGATACGCCTGATACTGCCGCCCCTGCCAGGTGACCGGCTCACCTTTTTCGTTCTGCTCATTACAGAAAAAATAACGTTCTCCACCGACCTCTGTCAGATCGATTTCCCAGAGCACCACACTGGCCGACTGCTCCGCACGGGTGCATTCATTCAGTGTTTCCTGCCGGATATCCTGCATCAGTTCACCACCTGTTTAAACTCTGCGCTGAACTCAGCGCGCAACATACTGACCCGCACAGTCCACTTTGCGCAGGTCACCTTTATCTGCCTGTAACCATAAGGCGGTGTCCACAGAAAGGCTTTCCAGCCCCCGTGCTCTGCCAGAAATGACTCCAGCGCCGTGGCTTCCTCACGGGAAACAGAAAGTGTCACGCTGTACGTTTTCAGGTTGGCATTCAGCCCGGCAGGCGCGCGCTGGGAGTAACCATCACCAAAGCGCACCTCCCTGACGGAAGGAGCCGAAGCCACATCCATACCCGGTTTCACTTTCCAGCGGAAGGTTTTCATCGTCCACCTCCGGAGAACAGACCACCATCACGCATCTGCCCGGTCACAACATCCATTGCCGCCTTACGGGCTACGTCATAAACCGCCTTCAGCGCCTGTGGCCCTATCTGACCGTTCGTGCCGTCGTTGTTAATCACCACATGGTTATTCTGCTCAAACTTCCCGGACGCCTGCGACCGGCTGTCCGCCAGGCTGCCCGGTGTACCGACATAACCACCGGTGGCATAGCCGCGCATCAGCCGGTAGAGATTCCCCACGCCAATCCGGCTGGTTGCCTCCTTCGTGAAGACAAATTCACCACGGTGAACAATCCCCGCTGGCTCATATTTGCCGCCGGTTCCCGTAAATCCTCCGGTCGCAAAATGGAATTTCGCCGCAGCTGCCTGAATGGCTGTACCACCTGACGCTGATGCGCCACCACTGGCAGCACCGCCAATGGCGCTGCCGATACTCCCGACAATCCCCACCATTGCCTGCTTAAGCAAAATTTCTGTCATCATGGACAGCACGGATCGGGTGAAGCTGCGCCAGTTCTGTTCACTGCCGGTCAGCATCGCCGCCATATTCTGTGCAATACCATCAAAGGTCTGCGTGGCTGCACTTTTAACCTGCGACATACTGTCCGTGGCGCTCTCTTCCCACTCACTCCAGCCGGACTTCAGGCCTGCCATCCAGTTCCCGCGAAGCTGGTCTTCAGCCGCCCAGGTCTTTTTCTGCTCTGACATGACGTTATTCAGCGCCAGCGGATTATCGCCATACTGTTCCTTCAGGCGCTGTTCCGTGGCTTCCCGTTCTGCCTGCCGGTCAGTCAGCCCCCGGCTTTTCGCATCAATGGCGGCCCGTTTTGCCCGTTGCTGCTGTGCGAATTTATCCGCCTGCTGCGCCAGCGCGTTCAGGCGCTCCTGATACGTAACCTTGTCGCCAAGTGCAGCCAGCTGGCGTTTGTACTCCAGCGTCTCATCTTTATGCGCCAGCAGGGATTTCTCCTGTGCAGACAGCTGGCGACGTTGCGCCGCCTCCTCCAGTACCGCGAACTGACTCTCCGCCTTCCACAAATCCCGGCGCTGCTGGCTGATTTTCTCATTTGCTCCGGCATGCTTCTCCAGCGTCCGGAGTTCTGCCTGAAGCGTCAGCAGGGCAGCATGAGCACTGTCTTCCTGACGATCGCCCGCAGACACCTTCACGCCGGACTGTTTCGGCTTTTTCAGCGTCGCTTCATAATCCTTTTTCGCCGCCGCCATCAGCGTGTTGTAATCCGCCTGCAGGATTTTCCCGTCTTTCAGTGCCTTGTTCAGTTCTTCCTGACGGGCGGTATATTTCTCCAGCGGCGTCTGCAGCCGTTCGTAAGCCTTCTGCGCCTCTTCGGTATATTTCAGCCGTGATGCTTCGGTATCGCTCTGCTGCTGCGCATTTTTGTCCTGTTGAGTCTGCTGCTCAGCCTTCTTTCGGGCGGCTTCAAGCGCAAGACGGGCCTTTTCACGATCATCCCAGTAACGCGCCCGCGCTTCATCGTTAACAAAATAATCATCCTTGCGCAGATTCCAGATGTCGTCTGCTTTCTTAAACGCAGCCTCTGCCTTAATCAGCATCTCCTGCGCGGTATCAGGACGACCAATATCCAGCACCGCATCCCACATGGATTTGAATGCCCGCGCTGTCCTGTCTGCCCAGGTCTCCAGCGTGCCCATGTTCTCTTTCAGGCGGCGGGTCTGGTCATCAAACCCTTTCGTTGCGGCCTCGTTCGCCGCCTGCAATGCCCCGGCCCCATCGCCGGAACGCTGCAACTGAGCAACATACGCAATCTGCTCCGCCGTCACGTTATGGAACTGGCGCGCCATCGCCGTCAGCCCCGACGTCGGGTCAGTGGTCAGCTTCCCGAAGGCTTCAGCGACCTTGTCCACCTCCACACCGGATGCAGAGGAGAAACGCGCCACACTCTGGCTGATTGCCTCAAACTGCTCACCACCACGCACACCGGCATTCACCAGCGCCGTCAGTGACTCGCTGGTCTGGTTAAACGTCAGCCCTGCCGCCTGCCCGGATCTGGACAGGGCCAGCATACGATCTGCCGTCAGTCCCGCCTGATTACCGGAAAGGACCAGCGTTTTATTGAAATTGGACAGGGTTGAGTCACCCTGATACCAGGCATACGCCAGCGCACCGGTCGCCACCGCCAGCGAAGTGATACCAACCATCGGCAGGGTGATCGCACCGGCAAGCCCCCTGAACATGGGGATCATCCCGCCGAAGGAGTCCTTCACCTGACCACCCTGTTGCAGCAGGATGAGCCACGGATTCTGCCCCCCTGCAAGCTGCGTGGCCACGTCGGTGAACTGCGCAGGCAGCATACGCATGGCAGCTTTATACTGCCCGACGGAAATCCCCGCTTTCTGTGCAGCCAGCGCCTGCCGGTTCATTGACTGTTCAACGACTGCCGCTGTTTTTTTCGCATCACTTTCCGTACCGGAAAAATGACGCCTGACTCTGGCCATCTGCTCGTCAAATCTGGCCGCATCCAGACTTAAATCAACGACCAGATCGCCTACCGGTTCAGCCATACCGGACTCCTCCTGCGATCCCTTCTGATACTGTCATCAGCATTACGTCATCCTCCGTCATGTCCGCCACATACGGGGAAGCGGGGATAACTTCATTCCCGTCCGGGCCAAAACGAACGCCTCCGGCAAGCCCTGCCGCTTTCTGCATCAGCACATCATCTTCAGGCTCTTCGCCAGCCTCACGCCGGTTCAGCAGACTGAAATCCAGCGGATGCATATCCGGATCGCTGAAAAACAGGCTGAGCACGGTGTACGTCAGCCCGGAAAAATGCATATCCAGCAGAACATCATGAAAATAATGGGTACTGTAAAAGCGGTGCCAGTCGGCATACTCCGTGGATGACATCCCGGCAAGCATGGCGCGCCAGTCGGGTCGCCCCATCTCACGCGCCAGTTTCAGGGCAAAACTCAGCTCACCGTCGAACACTTTCCCGCAGAAACAGGCTCTGCAGGCCCGGCGTCATCTGCCTGTTCAGGGGCATTATTCACCACAAACTCATACATTCCGGACAGCCGGTACACCACGTTTTCAGCATGAGAAATTGCCTCTGTGGGCCAGGTGGTAAGCACTTCCTGCTCAATCTGTTTAACGGCTTCATTCATGGACGGCATCTGCGTCTTCTTCGGATGGTTATGCCACAGGGACATCGCCACCACAAAAGCGCCGGTTCTGATGACGTCTTCCACAGTAAACTTCCGGTTGCTGTCGGATTCTGCCTGCTGTTTCATCAGAGCGAGATGCTCAATACGCTGCAGGGCTGACAGTTCAGAAAGCGTGACGGTCACGCCGTTATATTCAAATGATTCGGTTTTCAGGAACATCGCTGACTCTCCGGATTAACTGGCGGTGACGGTGATTTCTGCAACCGCAGCAAACTCACCATTACCGGATACGACCGGAATGTTGACCTTGCCTGCAGCAACGCCGTTCACGGTGATGGTCATACCACTGACCGACACGGTGGCTTTTGTTTTATCCGAAGACACCGCACGGAAGCTCTTGTCGGTTACGCCTTCCGGCTGGAATGCCACGGTCAGCGTGGTGCTCTGTCCTTTCACTACGGACGCACTGGCTGGCGTTACCGTCATGCCGGTTGCCGCCGTCACCGTACTGCGATCTTCAGCCATCGACGGGCGTCCCACATTGGTGACCTTCACCGTGCGGGTGATCACTTCCTTCGCCGTCACCGCTTTACCGATACTGCTGACCCAGCCACGGAACACATCGACCGTGCCGTTAGGAAAGCGGATTTTATAGGCACGGGTATCACCTTCATTAAACCACGCCAGCAGCGCCTGCTGCCCCTGCTCTCCGGGCATCCACGCCAGCGTGAAGCTGGTATCTCCGGCAGATTTCTGCCCCTGCCCGGTCGCAGTCCAGTCCGCATCTTCATCATCGAGATAGCTGTCGTCATAGGACTCAGCGGTCAGTTCGCCGGGCGTCAGGTCTTTAACTTTTGCCAGACGCGACCAGTCAACGTCTGAAAGCGGGTTCGCATAAGGGTCACCGTTCCCCTTATAAACCCACAGTGTGGTCCCGGCACCTTTCACCGGCATTGTTGGATTTGGTACAGGCATAGCGTCCTCACATTTCATAGGTAATGACATAAGTCAGATCGGCTGAACTCCACAGGCCCGCATCATCGTCGCGCCGGTAGTCATAGCCACTGGCCACCATACTGGTGATCAAATCTGACAGTGCCGGGATATCGCTCATCACCGGATAAATCCGGGACTCCATCCACGAATCCAGCTCTGAATCCGGCACCTGAGCAGGCAGGAAAACTTCAATATGCAGCTCCGCCTGCCAGGTATCGCTGTCCAGCTCTTCGCCCGTGTATTCAGCGCCGGTGAGATAAACGGCAATTGCCGGAAAATCTTCCTCATCAAAAACAGCGGGGCGACCATCAAAAAGCGTCGCCCCGGTGTCATGCTTCTCCAGTGCATCCAGTACGGCTGCACGGAGTTCAGTATGTTTCATCGCTTTATTACCATTCTCAGTTGATGCTGCAGCGCATAGCCCAGCTCTTTCGGAAGACGCTCACGCCGTATCCGCTCAATATTCTGTTTAAACGCCGTGGTCAGCGGCACCGCCATCGGGATTTTCACCACATCAATGGGGTAACGGTTTTTCCCGGCCACACGCTGCATGACATGCCACCGGCCATTTTTCAGTTGCTGAATAAACGCGCCGGGAATACGACGGTTACCCACCACAAGCACGCTGCCGCCACCTTTCAGGGATGAACGCTGCCCTTTTTTACGACGCCTGCGGCGGGACAGGACAACCCGCGCATTACCCAGCTTGATTACGGGCAAATCCCCCCGGTTAACTTTGATTCTGGCCTGCGGATTTTTGACCGTGGCCCTTTTCAGCCTGGCCCTTTCCTTTACCAGTTTCCGGCGTACCTTTGTCTCACGGGCAACCTGTGACGCCGACTGCGATATCGCGGATGAAGCAACGCGGTTACCATACTGTTTCAGCAGTGCACTCAGCGACAGCGTAGGACGACTTGAGCCATCAGGCGCGTCAGCAGGAGCATCAATGGCATAGCGCGGTGCCAGATTCGGTAAGCCAACAGCCTCCTGGAGTTTCTGACAGGCACCAAGCACTGAAGAGTTAGACAGGTTTAATTCCCGGCGCATAAAGTCCAGCAGAATCACACCAGCCTGCATCTTGTCAGCAGCCTGTCCGGATAATTTTTCCGGTGCGCTGGTTACCATGTCGAAAGTACGGATCACCTTCAGATGGAATGACGGGCTGATCCACATTGCATAGGCATACACCAGTTCCTTGCAGACATACGTTCCCCGTTCATTTCCCCCATGAATCACACTCACCGGGTCAACACCCAAATTCTGGGTGTTGGTCAATTCATGAACAAGCTCAACAGTTTGTTGGCTGGAAAGAAACTTTCCTGGCTCCTTGGTTCTGGCATTTGCACCAGATGCTACTGCTGCGCGATGCAGATCGTTCAGGCTGTAACGCCCATAAGCATCACGACGAACTTCAATACCATCAATGACCATCAGATTATTCATACTTCGTTTCTCCTCTTAATCAGGCGGCTGCACCCGCCGGTTTCTCATACTTACTGATAGTGATCTCGACCTTCCCTTTCGGGATAACCGGTCCCCACTCCACCAGCATTCTTTTCACCTGTCTGTCGTCTTCCCACACACCCGCGTGGGTCAGGGCGTCAAACAGCGCCTTGTTATAGTTGTCCAGATCGCGGATCCGGTTATCCGGAGGAAACAACACGATCTCCACTGAAGCAGGTGCCGACGTTGGTTTCGGCAGACGACGTAACTGCTCAACTATTGCTGCGCACGCCGCGCTCTGAAATTTTCGCCCCGCCTCGCTTATCAGGCTCTTACCAGCAAATGCCCCTTTGTTGGGGTGTCGCCAGTACGTGTTCACACTGGGCGGGAAAGGCAGGATCAACTTCATACTTTCAGGCCCCTCTCATGTAACCAGTGGGCTGCACGCAGCCTGGCGTTCTCCTCACCGGCAAGCAGTGCGCGGATGATACCGACCGCTTCGCTGTCGTCGTCCTTCACTGCGGTATGAAGCGTTATCCCCCGGGCCACGCCACGCTTTATCGTGATGACGCCTTTTTTCTCCAGTGCGCGAAGATGCTCCACCGCTGCATTCACTGAACGGTATCCCAGCATGGTTGCCACCTCCTGATTGGTTGGCGGAAAGCCACGCTCTTGCTGGTAAGAAATCAGCATATCCAGCACCTGCTGCTGGCATTGAGTTAACGTCGTCATGCCGCCATCTCCCTGACAAGTTTTTCTGCCTGCTGGCGAACCTGCGCCAAAAACGCCTCACCACATGCCTCAAGTTCATCGCGCCCGATGTAGCTGATTGCCGGTCCCTTCCAGGTCTTGTCGAAAACAGCAATAGCACCAGCGAAGAAAGCGCCTGTCGGCACCTGCTTCTCATCCTTCGGGATAAACCAGGCAGGCAGTTCAAAACCAATACGCCCGCGAATAAAAGCAATATGGTCTGCATCTTCCGGCCACCACACTTCGCTGGTGGCAGCTTTGATCAGGAAAACATAGCGCCCACCCTTATCACGCATGGCACTGGCATGTTTCATGATGTAACGCATGCCGGTGATGTATTGCCCCTCATGCTGACTGGCGCGGCTGTATGGGGGATTACCAAAGGCAGCCCCTTTAAGCTCCGCAAGACGTTCTGACCAGTCATGCGCCAGCGCGTTGTCTTCCGCCGTGTAATACGCAGCACATTTGGCGTTATCACCGTCAGTGAACAGATCCAGAACAAACGGGCCAAACAGGGTGTTAATTCCCCAGAAAATGTTGTCCGGCGTGCGCCACTGATCGCCCACTTCCTTCAGTTCATGGGCTGGTTTGTTCCGCAGTTCCACCAGCGCCTGGCAATATTTATTACTCATTAAGCCCCCACGTAATTCCCTGACAGATACCACTCTTCACCCGATGCAGCGCGCTTGCTGCTTTTCCGTAAGCACCGCTCACGACGCGTCAGAAAATTGTTTCGTTCTGGCTGGGAGTGGCTTTCACGGAATGCCGCCATCCACACGGTTGCAGCACGACGGTATAAGCCCCTTGACTCCAGTTCTTCAGCCTGGCGGGTCAGGCACAAAATCACCCGGGGATCGTTAGTGCCGACATAGAAATTGCGCACAGGTCTGGTTTCACGAACTGGTTGTGGTTCCGGCTCCTGCGCTCTCTCAGTCAGGCGCGGGAAATGTCTGCGTGTATCTCCTTCACAACGGTGAGCCACACGCCCACTCTGACGTAACTTGCTTGCTGACTGCAGAACGCGCTGCCGTGAGTAACCTGCAAAAGCATCCGCAATGTCTCCGGAAGTACACCCCGGATGGGCTTCAATGAATTTCTGAACTTCATTCAAAAGACTCATGATCACCCCCTGAATCCTGCCGGGATCTGGCTGTAGTCCACGTTGTCGTAACTGGCTTTGAAGTACGGATCCTCACGTCTGGCTGCAGATACCGCAGGAACTTCCCAGGATTCTTCGAAATGACGATCCGGACCAAAGAACGTGACAGCCTGTTTCACAAATTGTGTGCCGCTGTTACCCATCGCAGATACCCAGCCCGCATAGCGTTTCACACCTTCCAGCATGGTTTCGGGGTTTACCCCCTCATTCAAACGGGCTTTCCAGGCTTTGAAGGCTGCAGATTTTGAATTGCCACCAGCACGTTTGGGGTATGCCAGCCATGCCTGCTCAAACTCCGGAGAGTATTCCGGTCGGTTTGAACGAACTCGCACAGACTCATCAGCAGATGCACCAACAGCTATTGGTTCATTGACTGGTTCTTTGACTGGTTCAAAAGAGTGACTGGTTCTGGGTGAATCTCCTGCACCACCCCCTGGTGCAACTCCTGCACTACCTGGTGAATTTGCTGCACCAGATAGTGAATTATTTGCACTACCCCCTAGTGAATCTCCTGCACCATCAAGATGAAGGAGATAGATATTACTTGAGTTACCTTTTTCACCTTTCCGGGTGACTTTTTTTACCAGTCCGGAATCACAAAGAGCCGCAATATGATTCATCACAGAACGTTTGCTAATCTCGCACTGGTCAGCAATATGCTGGTAGCTGGGCCAGCACTCACCCTGATCGCTGGCGTTATCAGCCAGCTTGATCAGAACCAGTTTTCGCAATGGATTACCCACTCGAATTTTCATCGCTTTAACCATCAGCTCCATACTCATGCTGCACCTCCGAGATGCTTCATGTTTTTTCCGGAGCAAAAGGCTATAAGCGGCATACTGATGCGGTAATTACGGCCCAGCGGTTCACAAATCACCTTCTGACATTCACGGTCAACCAGGCTGACACGTAGAACATGCCCTGCAGGCGTGGTGTACCACTGACCAGGACGAGGACAACGGAAAGTCTGATTGGTAAACCGTTTGAAAATATTCCGGATCATTTGCGCCCCCTTACCTCTGAAGGGTTCAGCGACAAATTTATGAGGCAGGCCAGTGCCGAAGCATCATTAATATAGTCATACAAGCTAACAGCCAGCGGAGATTCGGCTTTTGCCAACATAGGATAAAGCTGCTGCAGCCAGACCTGATGAATTGATGAAATGTAGGAATAGAGAACGCTGGCGTTATGTGCAACGTCGCTCAGTACAGAGGGATTTGAAAGCTGTTTCTCCATCTGGTTAAAGGCATTGATGTATGCCTCTTTGAACTGGGCAGCACGTTTACCCGTGAACCCCATAGCAAGAAACGCAAAGCCGTCGCGGGTTATTTGATAGCAAGGTAGTTTGCGGCCTGTGCAATCGGTGTAATCACTCACCGAAAAATTGCGGGCAGTGAATGATGCAGAGCATTCAAGCGTGCGGATCTTTTTCAGTACATCGTCATGACGTTTGGAGAAGAAGTTGGCAACAGCCAGGGATGAAGTAACAGCCTGACCATCAACGATGGCAATTTCAGGTTGAGTGAGGGTTGGGATCGTAGCCATGATGGCAGCCTCTTTGGTGATTTTTAATAACTCACCACCAAGGCTTTCCACGACCTTATTGGTGGTGAGACGTACAGGGGTGGAAATACCGGTCACCAAAGAACCCGGCCCAACCGAAGTTGGCCCTGCACGCCCCACCATAATTTGGGCGTAATGCTGCTCATTACACAAAAAAACCGCAAGAGCGCGGTTGTGCGCTTTGGTGAATTCCGGGTTTCCACGCCCGGCACCCGCTTTATAAGGTGCCTGAACAGTGTAACGTCCCGGAATGGCAGAATCAATGTGCTGGTGGTCCTTCACACTCAACAAAATCATGCCTGAATTTCCACAAAGGACTAAAGCACTCATGCGGGTAGTCTTTGCGAAGATAGATAACGCGCTGTGTTTCTGGCTCCCAACGAATAACATGGACATAAAGCCCTCTTCCGTCACGAAACCAGCGGTTAAGTTCCTGCACAACTCGCCCCCCACAGTCAGGTAAAGTTCTCTGTGGTTACTTACAGCCAGGTGATTTGGTAATCTGCATTCATACCGTAACAACAGGTGTTCAGCGACACTGACCACCAGCTGTTGCGACAAACGGTTATTTGCCGTTAAACTGTTCATGCGTTAGTTTCTCCACAGACACAAAACGCCACGACGCCCGGAGCTGCACACTCGCGGGCGTCACTCTTTTCTGGAGCGCAGAAGATTTTGTAGACCAGTGCTGCATGCTCCTGGAGCTTCGAAATTGACAGATACAACTCATCATTAATTGCTGTCTGCTCGTGTGGCTCCACGACCCCATCTTCGATTGCCGAACGAATCTGCTTTGAGTAATTCCCGATCTGTTCGATGACTTCCAGCAGGCGCTGGTTTATATCGGCGTTCTCTACTTCCTCAATTTCAGGAAGCGATACGAACACCCCACCAGCAGACTGTGCGACAGCATCCGCAATGTAGTGAGTGCCAGCCGCGCGCTGTAAAACCATTGCCCATCCCAGCGGGAAAATCTGATCGCCATCTGCACGAAGGCGGTTGAATAAAGCGTTCTCTGTTACATCCAGCCAGTCAGCAGCTTCAGCGTAACCCCCAGGCAATGCCGCGATAGTTTTTCTGACAGCTTTCACGTACCACTCAGGTTGTTTTTCCACTTTCCAATGATGCTTACCCACGGCTTACCTCCTGTTCCTGTGGTTTAAACCCATTCTGGTTTTGGCTAGATTGAAAACGTGCCGGATAAAGAATCTGCATTTCGCTGATTTCACCCTTAAAAAAATTGGCCAGACGTTCTGCAAGATCGATAGATGGAATTTGTTCCAGTCTTTCAATACGACTCAGCGTCGCTGGATTGACCTGAACGCCCGCAGCAACATGCTGCAAAGTAAATCCGTGCGCCTTACGCACATTCCGTAATGGTGATTGCATATAACCTCCACATATTGCGTGATGAGCATATTATTTCACGCAAATATTTTGCGCAAGTTGATTTGCTTAACGCGCAATAAAGAAATGTAATAAACGCATGAACATAGGAAATCGAGTCAGACAACTTCGCCAGGCGAAGAACATGAAAATCGCCGATCTCGCTGAAGCAATAGGAGTGGATGCGGCGAATATCTCGCGCCTCGAAACAGGTAAGCAGAAACAATTCACTGAACAAGCCCTGAGTAATATTGCCAGGAGCTTAGGTGTTGATATTGCTGATCTCTTTACCTCAGACCTCAAAAGTAATACTGTATGTAAAAACAGTATTAGTGAGGATGTTGCGCAGGTGAAGGATGTATTCCGTATTGAAATGCTGGATGTCAGTGCCAGTGCGGGAAATGGCCTTATCCAGGGCGGTGATGTCATTGATGTGATTCATGCCATTGAATACAGAACTGATAATGCTGTATCGATGTTTGGTGGACGACCAGCAAATCACATTAAAGTTATCAACGTTCGTGGGGACAGTATGTGTCCAACCATTGAGCCAGGAGATCTCATCTTCGTTGATATCAGTATCAATCAGTTTGATGGGGATGGTATATATGTATTTGGTTTTGATGATAAAATTTACGTCAAACGACTGCAAATGATACCTGATAAACTGCTGGTAATTTCTGATAATCAGATTTACCGCGAATGGGGAATTACCAGCGAAAACGAACACCGGTTTATGGTCTTTGGAAAGGTCTTAATCAGTCAGTCACAGACCCTTAAGCGACACAATTAACCCCCTACCTCAACATCAATTAGCCACCAGAAGGTGGCTTTTCATTACCCACCAAATTGCTTATCTCGCAATAAAACACTTGCATAATGCGCAACTTCATTTTATCTTTCTCTCCAGACCTACAAACAAGGTACTAACAAAATTTGGTTGTAACACGGCGTATGGCACATGCGTCGTTAGCGGTCTGGGGACGTTAAAGGGGACAATCCACTCCTTGCTCGGGCAAACAAACCAGGTAGCCGGAATGTGCAAGTCAATGAGGATGCTGATAAGACGCCTAACCAGCGTGGCGATCCGGTTTGACGCCTGGGAAGAGACCAGGGTGCAACGATGAGGGCATTTATGGAACCGCGACAAAGTGTGGTGCCGTAACTGGCTAAGTGCTCTCAGCGTTGTGGTAATCCGCGAAATGGCGCGGCGGTAAGTATGGCGGGGTTACTCTTTCCCCGTTGAGGACACCGGATTGTCAGGTTGACCATACGCCTGAGTGACAACCCCACCACAACAGCCACTGCTTTGGCGGTACCAGTTTGTACACTTGCTTCCGGCTGGTACCGCTCTTTTTACAAAACAGAGAAGAGCATCACCGGACGACGGGCTCATAACCCAATCCATCCGGGCGGCAGTCACCGCAGGTGTTCTTCTCTGTTTTGTGGAGAAACCAACCGACCTTGCAGGGTCGATATGATGAGGAGCAGCAAAATGGCTAGCGAACGCAGTACTGATGTGCAGGCATTTATCGGGGAGCTGGACGGCGGCGTATTTGAAACCAAAATCGGCGCTGTTCTCAGTGAAGTCGCTTCCGGTGTGATGAACACGAAAACCAAAGGTAAGGTCTCGCTCAACCTGGAAATCGAACCATTTGATGAGAACCGTGTGAAAATCAAACACAAACTCTCATATGTTCGCCCGACTAACCGCGGGAAAATTTCCGAAGAAGACACCACCGAAACGCCGATGTATGTCAATCGCGGTGGTCGCCTGACTATTCTGCAGGAAGACCAGGGACAATTACTGACTCTTGCCGGTGAACCTGACGGAAAACTCCGCGCAGCAGGTCATTAATATCGTTCTTAATTAACCGATTATTTATCTCATCACTGAATATCTTTATATAGTGAGGACTTATTATGTCTCAGAACTTAGACGCAACCGCAATTAATCAAATCCATGCCCTTATTTCTGCTCAGGGTGTTAATGAAATTATCAGTAAGATTGGTGCCGATGCTGTGGCATTGCCTGAGAATTTCCGCATTCATGATCTGGAGAAATTTAATTTAAATCGCTTCCGTTTCCGTGGTGCGCTTTCCACTGCCAGCATCGATGACTTTACCCGTTATTCTAAAGATCTTGCAGATGAAGGCACCCGCTGCTTTATCGATGCCGATAATATGCGAGCCGTCAGTGTGATTAACCTGGGTACTATTGATGAACCAGGTCACGCAGATAACACCGCCACTCTCAAACTGAAAAAGACAGCACCGTTCTCTGCTCTGTTGTCTGTTAATGGCGAGCGTAACTCCCAGAAGTCACTGGCAGAATGGATTGAAGACTGGGCCGACTACCTTGTGGGCTTTGATGCTAATGGTGACGCTATTCAGGCAACAAAAGCGGCTGCGGCTGTCCGTAAAATCACGATTGAAGCAAACCAGACCGCTGATTTTGAAGATAATGACTTCAGCGGCAAACGCTCCCTGATGGAGTCTGTCGAAGCGAAGACCAAAGATATTATGCCAGTGGCATTTGAATTTAAATGCGTTCCGTTTGAAGGTCTGAAAGAACGTCCATTTAAATTACGCCTCAGCATTATCACTGGCGATCGTCCTGTACTGGTTCTGCGCATTATTCAGCTGGAAGCAGTGCAGGAAGAAATGGCTAACGAATTTCGTGATCTGCTTGTTGAGAAATTCAAAGACAGCAAAGTAGAAACCTTTATTGGTACTTTCACCGCCTGATTTCATTACTGCAAATGCCCCTGCGGGGGCATTTATGGAAACGTAATTAACTCAATAATCGCCGGATGGTGAGGGCTTCCTTTTACCAGAATTCAGCGCGGTGCAGCGCATATACGTGGAGAACAAAATGTCATTTATTAAAACTTTTTCCGGGAAGCATTTTTATTATGACAGGATAAATAAAGACGACATCGTTATTAACGATATCGCGGTTTCTCTTTCAAATATCTGTCGCTTTGCAGGACATCTTTCACATTTCTACAGCGTCGCCCAACATGCGGTGCTTTGCAGCCAGCTGGTACCGCAGGAATTTGCTTTTGAAGCATTAATGCATGATGCAACAGAAGCGTATTGCCAGGACATCCCCGCGCCACTGAAACGCCTTCTTCCTGACTATAAACGGATGGAAGAAAAAATAGACGCCGTAATCCGTGAGAAATACGGGTTACCCCCGGTTATGAGCACGCCCGTGAAATATGCCGATCTCATCATGCTGGCAACCGAACGCCGCGATCTCGGGCTTGATGATGGCTCTTTCTGGCCTGTACTGGAAGGTATCCCGGCAACAGAGATGTTCAAAGTTATTCCACTGTCGCCAGGCCATGCCTATGGGATGTTTATGGAACGTTTTAACGAGTTATCGGAGTTACGCAAATGCGCATGAATGTTTTCGAAATGGAAGGGTTTCTTCGCGGGAAATGTGTACCACGAGATCTGAAAGTGAATGAAACAAATGCTGAGTACCTGGTGCGTAAATTTGATGCGCTTGAAGCTAAATGTGCAGCACTGGAAAACAAAGTAATACCAGTGTCAGCTGAACTGCCGCCAGCGAATGAAAGTATTCTGTTATTTGATGCTAATGGAGAAGGCTGGCTGATTGGCTGGCGTTCTCTCTGGTATACATGGGGGCAAAAAGAAACCGGAGAATGGCAGTGGACATTTCAGGTCGGGGACCTTGAAAACGTCAATATCACTCACTGGGCAGTAATGCCAAAAGCACCGGAGGCTGGAGCATAATGACCACATTTACCGATAAAGAACTGATTAAAGAAATCAAAGAACGAATCAGCAGCATGGACGTGCGAGACAATGTTGAGCGCCGTGCTTATGAAATTGCTCTGGCATCGCTGGAAGAGGATCCGGTGGCATGGCTGCATTCAGACAATGGCTTAGGTATTCCGGCAATAACTAGGAGTAAAAACATTGCTGACAGTTGGTTATCAAAGGGCTGGTATGTTCAGCCGCTATATATAGCCAAGCCAGTGCCGGTGGTGCCAGATGCTCGTCCATCTTTAAATAATGGCATAGTCGGTTTTGATGAAGGCTGGAACGCCTGCCGAGCTGCCATGCTCTATGGTGCCGTACCTGCAAGCCAGGCTTACAAGTTGCCACAAACGCAGTTTAAACAGGTTGCTGACCTCTACGAAATGCAATTTGATGACGGTCGCACTTGTACCTTTCACACTGATGCGCAAAAGGCTGTGCAATGGCTTCAGGCGTGCGACGGAAACAGGGTTCAGGAATACGTTAAGCTGGAACGATTGCAGAACGCACTGTCTGGCAACTCTCCGGTAACTCCGGATGGTTGGGTTATGGTGCCGAAGAGACTAACAGCCGAGAACGGCGCTAAGGGGGCGCTATCCGGTGAATTTTCAGAAACTACGTTTATAAGCTGCCTGGAATGCTTTGGCGATGATGATTGCGATACCTGTGACGGGAGCGGACGTATTGAAATTAAAGTGCCAGTCACGTGGTCGACCATAAAATCTATCTGGGATAAAGGTATCGAGTATTTTGCAGCAAAACCATCACAAGAGGTGAAGTGATGAACAACTTAATGATCGACCTTGAGACGATGGGGAAAAATAAGGATGCACCGATCGTTTCCATTGGCGCGGTGTTCTTCACTCCAGAAACCGGAGACATCGGACAAGAATTCTATACGGTTGTTAGCCTGGACAGTGCTATGAAGCTAGGAGCTACACCTGACGGCGATACCATCCTGTGGTGGTTGAAACAAAGCCCTGAAGCACGAGCTGCAATCTGTATTGATGATACTTTGTCGATCAGCGATGCTCTCTCAGAACTAAATCATTTCATTAACCGGCACGCAGACAATACGAAATATTTAAAAGTCTGGGGTAACGGAGCCACCTTCGACAACGTAATTTTACGTGGAGCTTATGAGCGAGCAGGACAAATCTGCCCGTGGGCATACTGGAATGACCACGATGTACGCACGATCGTTACGCTTGGGCGTTCCATCGGATTCGACCCCAAAATGGACATGCCTTTCGATGGCGAACGGCACAACGCCCTGGCTGATGCCCGTCATCAGGCAAAATATGTTTCCGCTATCTGGCAGAAATTAATTCCTGCCACCAGCACAGAATTATGATTTTCCCGGGTGCAGCCGGTTTTGATGGAGAAAATTATGAACACCTTGTTTTTACTGATGGCTGAATTCAATACCCCAAACATTGAGCTGTCAGCTGTATGCCAAAAGTATTTCGGTATGAGCCCTAACACAGCAGAAGCGAAAGCAAATGCATGCCAGTTGCCGATCCCGGCTTATCGTGTTGGTACATCACAGAAAGCAAAGCGCTGCATCAACATTCAGGATCTTGCTGAATATATAGATAAACGGCGTGAAGAAGGCAGAATTGAATGGGAGAGGGTAAGAACAAATAGGAAAATAAATAACTAATCTCACAAAAAACCCGCTTCGGCGGGTTAGTTTTCATCTTTATAATTCTGGGCAATTCGCGCCAGATAGCTCATCACATCATGTTTTCTTGCTTTTTCATGTGCATCGGGATACATAATAGCAATGAGTGAATATTTATTCTCATAAAGCTCACCTTGGACATACACAAGACAAGCATCATTATCAGGATCACCTTTCTTGCAGACCCTATCCGGTTGTGGAAGTTTCTCGGGAAACTTGTTTGGCGGTAGACAAAGATGGATATGCATCAACCCAGCCCGAAAAGCACCATAAGGCTGAGTATACGCAACGTCCCTACCGAAATAATGCGGAAGCTCACCGGTTGCTTTGTATCTCTTGAAATCATCAATGATAGAAGACTCTAGCTCCGGGAATTTGAGAAAAACTTCATCAAAAAATTCAGCTCTAGTTTCTGGATTAATAGAGACTTCTAGATGCATGGTCGTCCGCTATCGGTTAGTGAAATTGCATCGATTTTAGCTTATTTGATGTGTGACTAGCTAGTGCTGCAATTCCAGCAAGATCCGCGCGCCCGCTAAAAGTAACAGTTTCTTTAAATATGCTCTTTATGTAATTGTTAAGGCGAGTGACAGATGAGCGAGCTTTAGCAATATGACGCCAGTAAACCTTCAGTTCTGACCTGATAAATTCAGGCAGAGGCGATTCAATTGTACGCTTCACTTCTTCTTCAAAAGCACGCAGGAACATTTCGCATGCCTCTGTCGTATCTGTCCCGTTTTTGGAAACAAACTCGCGAGCATCTTGGCTATTAAGATCAATCAAACAGATATAGTAGTCATCTGCTGCAATTGTTAACTTTTGCAAGATCTCCTTACCCTCTTCCATTTTGCGTGAGAATTCCTCAACAGAAGGAGAGTACTCAAAAGGTTTAGCAATCACAGGGGCTGGCTGGATGATGAACTCCTGCGCCATAGCAGCAGGACAAGCCAGAGGCCCGCACAATGCAGCAAAAGTAATGGCGTTAAACGGATTCAT